GTGGCCGGCATCGCTTTCGCGCGAAAAGCGCGGCCCCGCGTCGTAAAGCAGGCTGTGGCCCGCGGTGCGCACCAGCACCGCATTGCCCTGGCCGATGTCGGCCGCCAGCAGCTCGAACTGCCCGGGCGCGACCCGCGGGGGCTGCCACAGCAGCACGGGCAGCAGCAGCGGGATGCCCAGCACCCGCCAATGCCAGGGCAGGCGCGTGGCCAGCAAGCCGCCGCCCGCCACACCGGCGACGGCGCACCACAGCGGCGCCGCGGCCACGCTGACCGACGCCAGCGGCCAGCTTGCCAGCCACTGCAGGAACAGCGCCAGCACGCTCACGCAGGCGGCTGTCGCGGCCCAGGCCGGCGCCCACAGCACACCCAGCAGGGCCAGCGGCGTGACCAGCAGGGTCACGGCGGGAATCGCCACGGCATTGGCCAGCAGGCCGACCAGCGAGACCTGGTTGAACAGCAGCAGCGACAGCGGCGTGAGCGCCAGCGTCACCACCCATTGCTCGCGCACCGCGCGGGCCAGGCCGGCCAGCCAGCGCGGCCCATGCCGCCGCCAGCCGCCTGGCGAAACCGGCTCTTGAATGCCATGGCCAGGACGCACACCGGAATCCGTCGCGAACAACACACCGACCGCCACAAAAGACAGCCAGAAGCCGGCCTGCATCAGCGCCCAGGGGTCCACGGCCACCACCACGGCCATGGCCAGCAACCAGGTCTGTGCCCAAGGCCATTGCCGGCCGCCCTGGCGCAGCAGGATCACGGTGGCCAGCATCAAGAGGGTGCGCTGCGCGGGCACACCCCAGCCTGAAAACAGCGCGTACAGGGCGGCCAGCAGCAGGCCGCCCAGCGCGCCGGCACCTGCGGCCGGCAATGCCAGGCACAGCCTGGGCGTGAGAAGCGCGGAACGGCGCCAGAGGCCGCCGACCCGCAGCGAGGCGGCCCAGGCAAACATGGTCACATGCAACCGTCACAAATATTTGGACAAAACGGGCATGGAAGCGCGGTTTTTCCGGCCTGTGATCAGCCGTTTCGCGGTAGACGGATGGACATTAAAAAAGGCAGCAATATCCGGATAACTGAACTCGCCAGTTGAATAAAGCTGTTTCATTTCTGCAACGATTTCTGGTGTAGTTGTCCATTTTCTGGTGCCAAGCACCACACCCCTCTTAACTGCGGCAACCTGGCCCGCGATAGACCTTTCCCGAATCAACGTACGCTCAAACTCAGCAACAGCGCCGAGTATCTGAAGCATGAGCCGCCCAGCGGCACTACCAGTGTCTATGGGCTCTGTGAGGCTCTTAAAGTCGCAGCCCATGGCATCTAGGCGCTCGATGATTCGCAAGAGGTCTGCAAGGCTTCTGGCCAGTCGATCGAGCTTATAGACCACGAGCTGATCTCCAATCTTCAACTCAGCAAGGAGCTTCTGCAGTTGCGGCCTAGCCGCCACCCCGCTGGACTTATCAGAGTAGATTTTCTTAACCCCTGCTTTGCGCAGGGCGTCGAATTGCAAATGGTGTTCTTGATCAAGCGTGCTAACACGCGCGTAGCCAACCAGCACCCGTTTCCCTCCTAACCATTATTTTCATAGAGCAGCGCACCCATCATGCGGCACGCGATTAATCAATGGTCCACCATGGGGCAAAGGCCCCATACCCCAGGGGTACCGGCTTATCAATGAATGGCCTCGCCCTCAGCGGATGTAATCGCGCTTTCTCATCTGCGCGACCACTTCGCCGTCCCGACTGACCGTGCTGCGTGTCTCTGGCGGTGGAAGGATAGGCGTAGAGGCCATCACAGCGAGCGAACGCGGTTCAAGCGGGGCCTGGGTAGCCATAGGTGGCTGCGACGCCATGGCAGGCACTCTATCGGGCGACACGGTGTCATCGAAGTAGCCCCCAGCCGCGATCTGCCGGCACACGTCCTCAGGGATTTGCAACACGGTAGCTTGCTGGCTCCAGCAAGTGCACTTGCGGTCGCGTGCGCCTGGCTTGATGCCATCAATGCAGGCCGCCGGCTTGGGCATCTGCTGTGGCCGGCTGAGTTCGTCATAGCGGGACGCGGTGTGCGGTAGACCACCGAGGCGAGGCTCAAAACTGGCAATGTACTGAGCACGTGTGAGAACAGGCCGCTCTGAGGTCCTGGCCGGCGCACCTGGTGTCGTAGATGCACCAGGTCCACCCGCTGTATTGGTGCCAGCCTGGCCGAGCATTTTTGCCTGCCTGGCGGCCGAGTTGCCGGTGAACTGAGCATAGGCGTACCAGATGCACAGCGGGACCAGGACAACCACGGCTAACACGACCCAAACGCGAAACGGTATTTTCATTTTCGCGGTGTCCAGACTGGTGGACACGTACCAGGCATAGACCTCCTTGGGATAGGAGACCATGTCGACGGTGCCCGACTCGCCAGCACCGGCCTTCTGGCAATTCTCATTGACGGACGGCCATTCGAGAACGGAAACGAGCGGAGCGCCCGATGCGCGCTTGAGGTGACGGTGCCAGCCAGGGGAGCCGATCAAGCGGCGCACGAAGGCATCGATGTTGTTCGGATGCTGTGTGATGAGGAAGAAATCAAAACCACGGCGGCGATGCTCTGCCAGCATCTTGACGTAATCGGGAACAGCATCCTTTCCCGAGCGAGCGGGGAAGTCGTTGTGACATTCATCGAACAGAAAAATCGCACCATCGGGCACGGTTTGCCAGTCCTTCACGTCGATCTTTTTCCAACCGAAATCAGCGACCAACTCAAAGCGCCCGTTGTAGTAGACGGGCCTCGATTCTTCGAGCGACTTCTTACGCACGTCGCGGAGCGTTAAAAGGGTCTTGCCAGCGCCATTAGCGCCCGTGGTCAGGTAGATCATGCCTAGCCCTTGCGAAAGCGCTTATGCACGCCGTTGATGCCTTGGAGCGTCATACGCATGACCATGGCGGAAAAAATAATGTTAATAGCCTGGCCAACACCGAGATAGGCCAGCAACGACACCATGTCAGCCGGCAAGCCGTGAATGGATGAAAGCACCTGCGACTTGAGCCAGGAAATGGATGTATCAACGCCCTGGTACGTGATGACGGAAACACCAAGCGCGATCAGCGCCTGAATGATCATCGAACGCGATGCGTTGATGAGAAGTCCACCGATGGACGCGAGAAAGAGCGGCATGTTATGACCTCCGACCGATGACAATTCCCGCCGCCGTGAGGTACGACAGCGCCAGCAAAATATTCTTGAGGTAGACCATGACGGGGCACACCACAGAGAACCCAATCACGATAGTCTTACCCCATACGACAATCGTTCTGTCAGCGATGCATGCAGCACCGCCGATTGCGTCGGAGCTATCAAAGTCACCAGGACCGACACTGACGATCTGATTACCTGGGAGCGTGCCGGTCTGATCGCCGGTCTTAGCTTTCTCCGAGGTGTAGAGCGTGGCCTCGTCGGTCTGCTTGTTCATCAAACAGTTTTGCCGGTACACCTCTTGCGCAATTGCACCCTGGATGGCATCGCCGTTGAAAGTGAAGCCGGCAGCGCAATCACCGCCGAAGCTGGACTTCTCAGGCGTGCAGCCTGGAGCCTTAGGGTTATCGGCGCAGTAATCAGCCTTGGACGTGTCCTGAGTTTTTGTGCCCAACGGGTTGCCGCTGGCATCCTTGTAAGTCGTCGTAGTGCTGCAAGTCGTGCCGGTACACGTCGTTTGCTCTGACTGGCTTGTCGTGCCCGAAGGAGCACCAACTATCGGAGGCGCAGACGCGCCCGGTGTGGGCGGTGTTGCCGTGGTGGTCTTAGGTGCATCGACAGAAGACGATGGAGGGACACACACCTGAACACCATTGACAGTGCCAGGGTACTCACCCTGTTTACACGTCACGACAATTGAAGACGGCTTAGGCACCATGCTACAAACAGAGGCCGACGTACCAGAGCATTTAAAAGGACCGTACAGCTCAGACTGACCACCGCCCGCAGCACCGCCAGACCCCTCGATGACGTAGCCAGCAACACACGCCGTGAGCGCAACGGGACCATAGTGCACCAGTGGCACGCGACCAAAGGTCAACCCATCAGCTATGGCCTTGCACTCAACGTCTTTTTCAGCCTGCGATTGATAGGTGCACGTCGTAGCGAACGCACTCCAAGGCTGCGATGCACTGACAGGTCCACCAGACGGCTGCGTGGTATAGGTGCCGCCATACTCCCCAGTCGTCTCATTCGCAAAGGTGACAACAACCACCCAGGTCAAACCGCCAAACGTACCGTTCCTTAGCGGAACATTGAGCGCAGCCGCCTGCCCTACGGTAGCGACACACGGCGTTTGACTGGCCTGCCAGCCCGTGGCAGCGCGTACGGGTACCCACACCATAGCCAGGGTAACAACCAGAAGTAGAGCAGCGCCTAGGCGGTAAAGATGAGCCATGCCGCCCCCAGGATTGCGATGATGACGAAAATTCCCATGGTGTGTGCCCTTTGCTAAACGCCAGGAATGACGCTTGGAAAAAGGCCCCGAGGCGTCCCCCGAGGCACCCCAGCGCTAAGGCTTAGGACAGGGCCCGGCGGACCCACTTGAAGGCCTTGAGGCCCACGAAGATCAGCAGCACCGCGCCGGCGATGGCGGTGATGGAGGCCATCTGCGCGCCGATGTCGGTCACGATGGCCGTCACGTCAACGGCAGCAGCTTGCGAGGCAGAAGCGCCGACCGCAAGGGCCAGCAGGAACGCGTTTTGTGCGTATTTCATGGTTCACTTTCATTGGTTGAAACACTGTCGGAATTCAAGGCGCGAATGAGCATGCGAGCAGCCCACCCAATCGCCCAGACCGCGAGGACAGCACCCGCGATTAATGAGCCGTCTTCCGTGTCGAGCTGGAGAGGCGGCAAAGAGAGTTCGTGCACGACAGTGACCGTGCACGATGTGGAGCATTCAATGACGGTAGGGTCAGCCATCAATGCACCTGCGTGGGCCGTAGCCAAGAGAACGGACCAGCGGCGTCCACTTGTCGCTCGTGGGTACGGACTCGAAAGAAGCTCTTAAAACTGTTGCCCACTGGCTGGAACTCAGCTGCGAAAAATTCGCCGGTGTCATGATTGACAAAACCGCCCCCCGTCGCAGGCTTGAAGCGGTCACCGGCCGCAGCATTGCCTTGCAGGTACGCAGGCCATAGAACCCAGCGCTTAATGTCAGCACCAGTTTTATCGAGGCCACCAATGCCATAGATACGAGCGCCATGGGGAAACTCCATCACGTTTTTGGTTTCGATTTTTGAGAGGTAGGACATGAGGTAGCCGATGGGCTTCACGGCCTTTTCGGTCTTGGTCATGCCATGGGGCCACCAGCCGCGCTTGTCGGCCTTGGGCATCTGATACGCGGGGTCAATCCAAAACACACAGTGATAGTGGATGACGCCCCGATCCTGTAATTCAGCAACCCACACGTAGCGCAGCGTTTTGCCGGAGGCGCGCTTGTACCAGTCACGCACGCGATTGAGGTAAGTAGTCATGTGCGTGGGCTTCCAGGCGCTGTTATCGCCTGCGTAGGTCAGGGTGACCATGACCTTATTTGCGCGGCGTCCTGCGGCGTTGTGAAGCGATTTCGCAGCAACGCCGACGCCTTTGCGCAGGCGGGTTACCCTGGCCTGCTGCTTGTCGATGGTGATTGCGTTTTCTGCGAACCAAATCACCGAAGGGAGACCCTCCGGGTTGATGTTGTACCCACCTGCGTGGGTTGTTGATACTGAGACAAGCCCAGCGGCGGCGCCTTCGGCGCTCGCTCGCTTTTGGGCGTGTGTATGCATCATGCGAGGCCTGCGAGTTGTTCGAATTGCAGAGCCATCTCGCAGACGGTGGCCTGCGTGTCGCTTTCGTCCGCCATGCGGCTGTAGACCGTGGCGGATGCGGCGAAACCGCGCAGCTTGAGCGCGTCGGCGCGGAGTTGGAGTTGATGCGCGGTGTTGGCATGACCTCGGGCCAGGTCAGCCAGTTCTGAGCCGTGAGGCTCGAACATGGACAGTTGACCTGGCGCGCTCATAACGAGCCCCCGACTAGCGGCTGGCGGCCAACAACGACAGTAAAGTCACCCTCAGCCGTTTCGTCAAAGTCGTGGAATGTGATGGAGGCTTGGACCGAATGCGGTCCACCCTCATCGGTTGAATGCGTGGCAATCACACCAAGCAGCGCGGCTTTGAGCTGGGCTTTAGCCTGCTCTTGAAGCACTGATAACAACATGGCGCACCCGCCTTACTGCGTTTTCTTCAGGGGGACGAGCTTGGGAGCCACCTCAAGGCCGTACTGGCCCATGTACAGGCTCGACGGGTGCAACTGGTATTCGCCGGGGGCGTAGGTCTTGGGCATGTTGGTCGCCTGGTCCACCTCGCAAACCAGCTCGACTTTTTCGGGGAAGGGATTCAGCTCGCCGGCCTTGTCGTAGGTGTGGGCGTAGGCCGTTTGGAAAAACATGTGATACGGCTTGCCAGAGGCTTTGCCGATACCTTTGTTTTCGCGGGTGTTTTGGCTGATAACGGTGAACTTGATCATGGTGTGGCTCCAATAAACGTTATCGAATTGATAACGTAGAGAAGCGTAATCAAGCGTTTACACACCGTCAACATTTTTGTTGACACAATGGCAACCTGTGATTACCAATTGACAACAAGGAGCATTTATGCCTAAGACGCTCGATTTACTAGACAAAGCAGCAGCGAAAGAGCCACACACCAGCAATGCAGAGTGGTGCCGCAGAATGGGTGTGCAGAGGACCGCGATCAACGTCGCCATCAACCGGGGACACCTGGCCCCTTTATTGGCCGGAAATCTAGCCCGTCTTATTGGCGAAGACCCAGTGAAATGGGTACTGTTAGCAGTGTTCGAAACAGCCCCTGATGGCGCACCAAAGAAAGCACTGAAATCGGCTCTCACATGGTCACATGCAACCGTCACAAATATTTGGACAAAACGGGCATGGAAGCGCGGTTTTTCCGGCCTGTGATCAGCCGTTTCGCGGTAGACGGATGGACATTAAAAAAGGCAGCAA